TACGTTATCCTTTATGATAAATTCTTCTTGCTGGGAATCGAGCCACGAAACCACGTGAACGGGAACCTCCCGCAGTCCGGCTTCTTTGCAAGCCCGTAGACGCATATTTCCGCCCAATACAACCCCGTCCGGCGTGCAGACGATAGGGCGTACCTCTAACATCTGCGGGAACGCTCTAATCGACTGAACGAGTTTCTGGAATTTGTCGTCTTTGATTACGCGGGGGTTCTTCGGGTTTGGCTTGAGGGTCTCAAGCTTTGCCCGTTGTGGTCCAGTATTCTTCATCGTGCCAAATTTCGCCCATTACGTCCCTCGCTACTACTTCGAGCCATGCACGGTCTACCGCGTCGGCCGGCCGGATTCTTTCCGTGTACTGGCTATCTAGGTGGTACGTCGGTCTGGGTACGTACGAATGAATCTTCCCCTCCCGTGCGTACTTGAGTATTTGCGCCGCTATCTGGTGGCGTTCTTCTTTCGTGTAACTCATTCTTCGAGTATTGCGATTATTACCATGCTTAAGGCCACGATAAGACAGAGGGCGAGGATATTGTTTAGGTGTTCCATTAGCCGCGTGCTAGTTCTTCCCTCATCCAGTCATCGAAAAAGCCTTCGCGCCGTCCGAGGTTAATCCACTTCCGGAATCGGTCCTGCCTTCTGTTTTCGTTGTATCGCGGTTCGTATCCTGCCGGGACGGGGTAGAAGTCTCCCGCGTCGGACTGGTATACCATTCCTGAATCCATCAGCCGCGAAATAGCGGAGGTTAGGGTTTGGTGTGGGTACTGCGACACGATTCGGAGGTAGTTTAGGCTTACTCCTGGTGTTTTGTCGATTAAGGAATAGACGTGGTAGACCTTCGGGAGGTCTTTTCCGCTGGCTACCTGTTCGCGGTAGGCTTTAAGGGATAGGGTGCTCATATCGTTCGTTATTCTCCGCGGCGTGCGATAGCCTCCGCGAGTGAATGAATGTCCTTCTTTACTACGAGTTTCGTTCCGTCGGTAAAACAGAGTTTAGAACCAGTACTGCGTAGGGTGTGTTCCTCGAGTACATGGGTAACGGTGTCGAGGTTGACGTACACCAGTCGCGCGTCCTTATGTCCGAGCAGTTCCAACAAAATGTAATTATTCATGTTTCCTTGGTTAGGGGTTACCGCTTATTCGCGTAATAGGCCACGCGTACCTTTTCGCGAATCTGGTACTTAAAGTCCTCGAGTATCCTTTCGAGGTCGCGTTCGAAATTCATGTCCTCGTGCCATTCGTTGAACGAGTCCGGCCCCCGGTCGGGGATGCTGCTGCTCTGGACCCGTGGCCCGTCGGCGGTGTAGTGGTTTGGCATTAGTCGATGTCTTTTAATTCGGTTAGGACCTTCTTCGCTTTTTGCACGATTACGTAATCGATGCTATTCAACTGGACTTCTTCGATAAAGTCGTGGGCGGCGGCGTACTTCTTGTGGAGGTTCATGTACTGCCGCTCGAGGATTTTGTACTCGAGGCTCATTTCGTTTTTTGTTCGATTTCTTCGATTTCGTAAGAATCTACCCACACGAAAATCAGTTTACCGTGCGGGTCTCGGAATTCGATTCCGAGTTTGTACCCTTCCAAGGGTGCAGCAAAAATTTCGGTGACGAAGCCGCGGCTCTCGTAGTAGGCGGCGGCGGCTTTGCAGGTTTCGTAGGTCAGTTCCATTTTTTCGTCTGTTTGATGGGTCAAAGATATGCAAGATTTCTATTCCTGCAAACGTTCAGTATCTTTTTTTTCAGTCGACAAAGATTCGTGTACCCGTTCGGTCTCTTTCCAGACGTAGGCCCCAGAGTCCGCGTAAGCTACTTTCTTCAGGTTCTCTATCATGTTCCGTACGCACGATTCGCAGTTACTGGGGCTTTCGTTTGTGTGGTATGTACGGTTGTAGAGTTCCGTAAGTTTCAAATTCTGGTCCCGGCTAATGAACTTTTCCAAAGGCCCCAGAAAGTCCCGCAGTTCTTGGAGGTCTTCGGGAGTGATTAGCGCGGGCCATTTCTTCAGGGGACAGGCTTCGGCTTTTAGGGACGCTTTGGCTGGCATGAAGCACCCGCACAAGGTCCCCCCTTTGACCTTCTTACGCTTCAGAAGCGTGCCACAACTCCGCGTAGAACCGTTGTAGTGTTCGCAGGATTTACAAACCTCAAGCCTTTCGGCCTTTTTCTGCTGGCTTACGAATAGCATCGGCTATCAGCTTTTTAGTTCGGTGTAGGGACTGGTACAGGGTCGCGGGCTTGATACCCGATTCTTCCGCAATTTCCGAAAGTTTGTGCCCGTCGATATAGAGCCGGATAATCATTCGGTCGAACCACTGGAGGCGGTCGATGTACAGTTCTATTTGCTCCAGCTTAACCGACCGCTCGAACCCGGGTTCTGAAATAGGTTCTTTAGGTGTCGGGGTATCCTGAAGCGTATACAACTGTTTGAACTTCCCTCGGGTGGCCTCTACGTACATAGCCGTACAGAAGTAGCCCATAGGCTTTTCCTTAAAACTCTTATCGATTACCCGCAAGTAGGTATGTGAAACGAGGTCGGTAGGTTCCGTACAGAATTTACCCGCTACTTTGAGGAGGTAACTGTAATTCGCCGTAACGAACTCATCCCACAATGCCTTCGAGTTTTCCAACTTCAGATTTATATAGCCGTATCATTTGTTCGAGGTCGGCTACTGAATAACGCGCGGGCCTTTGGCTTTTGATTAGTATTTCTTCCGCCGTTCCCTCCCCGTAGATACCGTCTATCTTCAGTCCGAACTCGAACTGCTTCCCTCCGTTCATGTTGCAGCGCTTGCATTGGAACTGGACGTTTACCGGGTCCCAGCGGGTCGCGAATTTGGCTCGCGTGATAAAGTGGCCCGCGTCGACTTCTTTCCAGTGTCTGCGAACTCCGCACGTAAAGCACTCCGAATAGCCGTATTCGTCGCATACCCGCAAACGGATATACCGGGAGAAGATTTGGTCAAGCGTCGCCACCAGTCGTGCCCGTGTTGTAGCCATTGCGTGCTTTATCGCGTGCGTGAATTTCCGCCCTTTGTTCGGGGGTCAATTTAGGCCGTCTTTGCATGATTTCGGCGAACGTAGGCGTAACCTCCGGGAGTGTCTTGAGGATGTCCCCAAACAAAGGAGAAAGGGGTTCCGTGGTTAGGGCCTCTTTGTAGTGCTTTTCGCGGAACTCGCAGGCCGTGTTCACGTCGTAGTCTCTTAAGGCCCCGCAGAGCGTCGGCGTATCGAGCCGCCCGTAAAGGTCTATCTTCCCTCTCCGTATCTGGGTAAAGACGTGTACTACCTCCTCAATTTTTAGGGTCCGGAATTCGTCTATGATGTCTTCTACCGCAGTCAATACGTCCTCTTCACTGGAGAACGTGTTATTGACCTTTACCGCTTGAGACAGTCGTACGATTTCGCGCCCCAGAAACGCCCGAAGGAGTTCCGGACTTTCAGAGTTCGCCCGTGAAACGCTTGTGCCATTCCGGTGCATTTGCTCCGGCCCGGCCTTTACCAGTTCCTGAATTCGAGGGATAGAGACCGCGCCACCCGTTTGCGATGGCCGTTCCAATGATTGTTCGCGCTGTTTCATAGTCGCCGTTTGATATTTTTTGGAGGTGGTGTAACGCTACCTGCTCCGACTGCAAAGTACGGAACGAAAATTTGAAGTGGGTCCGCTTGTATTCTTTCCACGAGGCCCAGAGTTCGACAAACTCCGAACCTTCAAAAGGCATCAAAATATCAGATTTCCCTTTCTTAGTATCTATACTAGTACTCTTTATTCTATCTACTAGTTTAGTATGTGTTCCATTTGGAACATCTAGTTGTTCCATTTGGAACAAGTTCTTGTTCCTTTTGGAACTTCTTTTGTTCTGAATGGAACAAGTTCCAGACGGAACAAGTTCCGAAATAGCAAGTTTTCGAGTCCGTCCGTAACCGTCGCGGTCGAGGTATCCGGTCTCCAGAAGGTGTACTATCATCTTCCGTACTTGGACCTCGGAACAGTCCAGACGTTCGGCGAAGTATTCGTTACTGGCGAAACACTCCTTTCCGGTATCTACGAATCCTGCGACCTCGGCCAAAAAAAGCCTCTCCAAGATAGAGAGGCCTTTTAAGGTCCATATACGCTCTGGAATCCAGCGGCCGGAGGTCATGAGTTCAAACGGGTTTCGGTGTCCGTCACGGCCTTAATAATGGCCTCAAACGGCGTTCCAGTGATAGAGTTCCATTCCCGGATGTACTTCAGGAAGTTCGCGGGCTTCTCATAACTCCAACTCCGGACCGCTTGCACGGTTACGCCAATGGCTTCCGCCGCGCCGCTTAGCGTCCTGTAATGAGTCAATAGCATCAACTCTAGAGGGGTTCGTGGGTTCATATTGTTCGATGTATTGGAGGGCTTCTAATTTAGAGAAATTGCCTAGTTTCATAAGACCCGATAAGTTGGCGAATAGGTTTTCTTCCCAGTACATCCGTATATCGGTCGCCGTGTTTTTTGTCACTAAAGGTTTACTACGCGGCATTACATCTGCATCAGTTTATCCCGCAGAGTAAGGAGGTACTGGGCACGCTCCAGTAACCGTTCGTCGCTGGGAAGGGATTCGCCGCCCGCGAAACCCAGCTGGATAGCTTGACCGATAGCCCACGACGCGTCGATACGTCGCTGAACGTCGTCCGGCTTCGCGCCTCCAGGTTGCGGCCTCTGGAGTTTCCATTTTGTCAAGCCCATAGCGTTTGGTTTGGCTTCTACGATTTCTACCGTGTCCCCGGCTTTCCACTGGTCCGGCTTCTTTGCGAGGACCTCCCCGGCGCGGTTATCCTCGAGAATAATTTCCATGCGGTACAGAAGTCCGTACTGGCTTTCCCACGTTCCGTTCTGGGTTACTTGTGCAATTTTCATTTAACCGTGTTTTGGTGGTTTGATTCGATGTATTCGTTAAGGTCTCGAATGGCTTTTGCTAGGTTCAGCAAATGCCACTCGATTCCGTATTCGTCTTTGTCTGCGAGTTTCTTTCGGTAGTACTGGTAGTACTCCCATACGTCCGGCTTGAGTTCGCGCATTAGTACCCTTTGCTTTCGATTACCCAGTCCCGTACCATATCGCGGAAATCCGCAGAACTGGTTACTACTTCCGTCACGTCTATCTGTACTCCCTTAAAGCACAGAAACACCTTCTGAACGTCTACGCAATCCCCGGCCCACGACCCGTCTTCGTCGTCGGAGTAGGCTTCATAGTGGCATTCGAACTCGAGGTGCTGAATTTGCACGTCCTCGACCGGAATCAGTGTGTAGTCTTCCATGGCTTTGTTTGTTTGACCCGACAAAGATACGCGAAAGTTCTATACCTGCAAACTTTCCTGAATCTTTTTCTAACCTTCTGGGAAGAAAAAAGGGCCGCCCGACGTTTCAGGCAGCCCTTTACCAAATTATCAAACAAACGAATGCACGTTCCACACGTCCAGCGTTCGGGTCAAAGATAAAGGCCCCACCCCTTCGCTAAAGGGTGAGGCCTACACAAACCTGCTTCTATGAATCGCGACCCAAAGATATACAAAGGGGCACAATGGCAACCGCGCAAAGAACTACCGCGGGCCACGTCATACCGTGCTCGATAATATCGTAACAAGCGGTTGACGCAATTAGACCGCCCACGGTTCGCTTCGCAGACCATCGGGTGAGGTCTCCCTTCGTCTTAAAGATTTGAGTTAAATCTAGACCCCTTAAAATCGATAATAGGGGGTTCACTTGTTCCGTCCGAGAACTACCGCGTTTACGATTCGCCGGAAGATGTCCAGAATTGTGTCGTCCTTCTTGGATTCCGTGAGCGCCGTAAACGTGCCCAAAAGCGTGATTACCGCGAGAAGAATCTCGGTCCAGTTTTCTGCGAAAAAGTCCCACATGTCAAAGGGTTTTAGTGTGCTTCTTGTATCCGTATATGATAACGCTCGCTCGGCATTCTTTGCTTCTCGAAGTACATCCACCACCCACCCAGTCGAGGCTGCGCGAATCCCTTCTCGACCTCCCACCCCGCGAACCTGTCGAGCATCTTGTAACTCCCCAACTTCAAGTGGTGTACCGTGTCCTCCCTTAGGTTCCCTTTCTCGTTAATTCGTTCTACCGAAATAGGCAGGTGCCACTTCTGGTGGGTGTGACCGCTCACGATAATATCGGCGTCCGGCCATTCCTTCTGGTCTATATCGGCGTTTAGCACTCCTTTCGAGCGGGGCGCGTTGCCTCCGTACCCGTGGTGGAAGTGCAGGTTAAAACGTTCCTGAAAGGTTCCCCTAGTAATTCGCAGCATAATCCACCCCGAATAAGGCCCTGGAGTTACCCCTCCAAGTCCTTGACAAAGCCGGTCAATGGGGGACGTGCTTAACCGCTTCTCGATATTGGTTTCGTGGTTACCCCGTCCGATAAAAACGAAGTTCTCCGCGTACGGCTTTAGAAACTCTATACTGTCTTCGATAACCGCGTCTAGGTAATTGATAGACTTGTATTCGGGTCGCAGGCCGGCATAACTCCTTCGCGGGTCGTACATGCCTTGCATCAGGTCGAACCAGTCCCCGAATACGAGGACCTTCGCCCCCTTCTCTTTGGCTTCGTCTAGGTGTTTCGTTAGGAGTTCACGGTGGCACTTTACCGAGTCGAAGTGAACGTCCGAAAGAAGGAGAAAATTATCCGAAGGGACAATATCCAGACCGAAGACCGTAGGAGAATAGTGCCTCATTCGTCGGGGAGGGGTGCGTTTACGTCTAGCTTGAGGTCTGCGAATTTCTCTCCTACCTTAAACGAAGGGCATGCCTTCGCGTCTGTGAAGTCGTTATGCCCCCAAACCTCCAGAGGGCCGAACCTATTCCGCAAAGTCGCCACGAGGTCCCGGAACGTCTTTTCTTGTTTCGGGTTCATAGTGTCCTTGGCCTTCTTGTTTTCTACTCCCCCGACGTAGCAGATACCTACACTGGCGCGGTTGTACCCCAGTACGTGGCTTCCAATTTGCTGTAAAGGGCGGCCGTATTCTAGTTTACCCGAAAGCTTGATTACGAAGTGGTAGCCTACATCTTTCCACCCTTTTGCTTTGTGCCATTTCCGTATCTCTGCCGCCCCCACGTCCATAGTAACCGGAGTAGCAGAACAATGAAGAACGATATACTTGAGTTCACGCATTGAATAGGGATTTCAGATAGCCCGCTATAATAACACCTACTCCCCCAATACTACCGAGCCACTTGAATTCAAGATTCTCGATTTTCTTCTCGTGTTTGTCTAGGGACTCTTTGTGGAAGTCGAGTTTGGTTTCTATCCGGGCTAGCCCCTCCCGTATTTCCTGTAGTGCGTCCATCCATCCACCGTTTTAGCTTTTCGATATTAGCGTTCCGGTCCTGCTTCATTTATTGATAGCGTAGGCGTACTCTGGAGTGATATTCGGGACGGTATACGTTCCAGAAATCGCGAGTCCAGATTGATAGTACTTGAACGGTTGCGCACAGATACGGTTCTGCAAGTTGGTAGAATACTCCGGGAAGAGGCTAGGATTCTGGCAGAGGTACCGGTACATCTGGTTAGTGTAGAAGTTGGCATTTTGCCTACAGCGTTCCAGTTCCCTGTGGTAGTCCGCTTGAGAAATAGCCGTCGTATTTTCTGAACTCCGGATAACCAAACCTCCGTTATCGATTTTCACGTAAAGGGTCGGAAGGAGTTCTACCATAGTCCACCACGCCGTTGCTTTTCGGACGTAGTTTTCTACCAACGTCAAGTAATTGCCTGTCAACGTCCCGCCGCTAATCTTCGTTCGCAGCGCGTCGTACAGGTCCGAACCCAGATAGATTTGGACGTTCTTATCCTGTGCGAGGATAGCCGCCTGAGTGATATAGTTTTCGTCAACCCCGCCGTTTAACTGCGTTACCCGCTTGAGGTAGTTCGGGTTGATAAAGAGTACTTCGGCCATTATCGGGGAGTTGTGAATTTGCGGGGCTTCAAGAAACCTCTGTTTTTCATGTCGCGGGGGCGCTGGGCCACCTTGCGGTCATTTTCTTCGAGCGCGTTCTTCTTGCGTTCGTCCGGCGGGAGGGCCTGAATCAGACGCTTCGCCTCGTTGACAGAAACGAGGTCGTTATTACGCTTGAGGTACGTTTGGCGCATCCAGAAATGCCGACAGGACCCGCCCCCTTTGTATAACCAAATGTCGTACGTATCGGCTCCGTTCGGTCCCCATCCGGCGTTCACCGCTTGACTACCCGCCTGCATAATATCTTCTTTCCGGTAGACCTTCATGGCCTGAATCATACGCGTGCAGAAATCGCGGCTCCTTCCGTCTGCGAGGGTCGTAGGAGCGTACGCGTACCGTACCCGAACGATTTCGTTATCCTGCGAACTCTTCGCTTGAGGGTTATTCCGGAGCGTACGCGCAAACGTCCACAGCGCGTCGTATTCTTCTTCGCGGTCGTAGTCTACTTCCCTTTCATCGATTAACTCCCAGTCGTCGCCCATCTGCTCCCCCAGTCCTTCGAGGTAGTCCGCTACCCCGTCGAGGTTGTGTTCTTCCGAAAGTTCTACCAAACTAGAATCCACTCCCGAAGCGTTTAGAAGCGTTTTAACGGCCTCTTCGATTACTTGTTGGTAGGGAGTGATTACCTGCTGCTCGAAAAGGTCCATAGAGGCCTCTAATTCGCTTCCGCCTCCTAGTTTGCCCGCGACCATAACCCCGAACATCTGCGGGTTAGTGACGCGGTGGCCTATCATAATCTTCGCGGTGGTTTCTTCCGAAAGGAACTGGTACTGCTTATCCGCGTCCGAAAGGGTAAACGCCTCGATAGTCGGGGCGCGGTCCGGTTCGTCGGAAAAGGTCATCCAGAACTTACCCGCGTTCTGTGCTCCGGCGGCCTGCCTTTCGATGTCCCGCCGAATTTCGCGGCGTTCTTCGTCCGACGGAATACCGTTCTTAAAGTGGATAGCGAACGAAGGAGAAAGACCGTTCTTGATATTGTTTATGTGGAATACCGAAATTTCCTTCTCGAGTTCGATATAGTTAATGGCTCCGATATAGTCGGGCTTTGGGTAGTAGTAAGACCCTACCGAAAACGGCTTTACATAGAGAACCTGCGTCGGGTACTCGTTTTTTGTCTCTGGGTTAAAGCGGGCTATGGCCATAGGCTCCTGTCTGGAGTCGCTCCAGTCCCTCGAGTAGTAATACCACTGTACTACCTCTTCTTCGTCGCAGACCCCCGAACGTAGATTCTCGAACGGGAGGTGGCTAATATTCGCAATTACCGTCCGGTCTACGCTCCAGTTCACTTCGAGAGCGAAACCGTTCTGAATCTTCAGGTCGATAGCGCATTTCCGGAGTTCCGAATTCAGGTCCCACTGTGCCGCGAGTAGTTTCGCGTTCAGGTCCGCGGGCTCGAACCCCTCCCCGTAAATCATCATCCCGATAGTCGTGCATAACGCGTTATGCGTCGGGCTGCAATGGTAGAGGTCTACCAGATAGTTAGGGAATAGGTTGTCGTCTCCGTACTTGACCCAGTCCCCCTTCGCGTGTTCGCGGTAGGACCTAGCTTCGTACGTCTTGAGTTGGACGTTTTCGATTTTATTCGTTGCCATAGAACAGTACGTTATCTTCGAGAGTGATAGTAGGGAGGCTTACGATACCCGCCCCCGGAACGCGCAAGGTACCCTGCTCGATTAAAGCTACAACCGCCGCGTTATTTGGGTCTTTATTGGTACTTGAGTTCTGGGCATAAACGAAATAATCGTAATCCCCGGTCTCCGTCAAAAGGACGTTATTCGTCGTGGTCGCGTTTGTAGCTACCTGAATCTTCGTATACCTGGGATTGTCGTTAATCACGTAACCTACGAAATAGAAGTCTTCGAGGCTCATCCGGTGCACCAGCTTAAACAGGTAATGGGTGTACGTGTAATCCCGCCCCGCGTCCTGAAGCGTGAGGTAGATGTTCTGGTTACCGCTATTCGAGTTTAAGTACAACATCTCGAGGGATTAGGTGTGCTTCGGGTACTACTTCGTCGAGGTCGTAGTTCTCGGGGCTGTACTTATAACGCGCAAAGGCACTAACATTTACGGAACTCTTTACATCCGCTACCGTAGGCGTTTGGCTCCAGTAGGGTTCTACCTTCGTTTTCTCCCAGACGCTACGACGGGAACAGCCGTCTAGACCTACCTGCCTATCAGTCCACATAACCGGGACCTTATCTACCAAACGTCTAGCCATAAAGCGACCGGCCCCCGAAGCGTAACCCCGAAACAAAGTCCCTTCTCTGGTGTCCGCTCGGAACATGTAGATATTTCGAGACCCCGCAAACTCGTACTCTTTCATGAGTTCTACGATATGCGCGCCGCCTCCCGGGAGGATAAAATCGTCCGAACCTAACTGGAGCATAAAGTCCCACGAGAAATCCCGCATCCAGTCCAGTAACTCGTTATTCTTTGTTCCCAGTCGTTCGTTCGCGAACCACTTGTAATTCCATCCGAACTCTTGCGCCAGTTCTTCGTGTTCGTCTTCCGAAACCGCGATATAGGGAACCAGTTCGGCCCCGTTTTCTTGGAACTCCTTTTGGATTCTCTGAAGGCCTACGTAGCAGGCCCGCGTCAGTTCTACCCGCTTCCAGACGGGGATATGAAGGGCTATTTTCATGGGAAGTAAATACGGTATAGGCGTGGCCAGTTGTGGTGGTGCAGGTCCCAGATAGTCAACCCCTCCGGCGGGGGGATATAGCCGAAATAGTCTTCTTTGTGCGGGAGTGCGTAGGCCTTTACCTCGTTCTTGCGCATCCACGAACCTACCAAAATATCAAGGCAGTTCCAGTCGTATTCGAGACCTTCGAGCAGGGCGGCGTAGATAGCCGCAGGATAGAACGAAACCCCAGTCCCCGGAACGTCTACGCGCTTCGTGTCTGGGTTCGCACGGAGGCAGTGCGCGACGGCCTTCGGTTCGTGTCCGTGTACCTCTTTGCCGTGGTGGGTAAGGATAGCATTCGGAAACGCCCCCGAATAGTTCAAGAAATCTTCTACGTACGTAGGTGGGTATATCAGGTCATCGTCGCACGAAATAAAGTCCCCCGGCACGTGTGCTAGCTTGGAGAAGTCCCCTCGGTTTGGTCCGTGTGTAACCGTTATCCAGTCCGCCTCTAAATCGAGCGGGAAAGACTCATCCGCCCAA